CAATAATTTCATTAACCGATCCAAACTTTCTTAATTTACCAGTAGGCAACCAACAGGTTAAATTCTCTGTTACTGTTGTAACTAATTTTAATTTCTCAAGAATAGTATCATCCTCCATTGAATTAAGGATTCCGCGTTGATAAAATACATCAATATCAAATCCTTCCTCAGTTGAATTATCTTCATAATCTTTAATAGAATTATTCTCTACTAATTTATTAAGCTGTTTCTTAATATCATCAAGATACATTCCTACTGGTAATTCAGTAATCTTTACCTGTGTAGCATTAATTCTACAGATAGAACCCTTGATTTGATACTTATTATCATCAAGTCGAGTTACGCTACCTTTAAATCCGCGAAAATGTGGTAATAATTGAAATTTCTTTGAACTTCCAGAGAGTTTAGCTTTAATATACTTTACAAGTTCCTTTGGATCTCTTGAGAGGATCGTAGAAGCAAAACCCGTACCTATTCCTAGCGAGTTGTTTAAAAGCACTCCAGGGAGGATTGGAACGAAAAAATTAGGCTCTATTTTAAAGTCATCCTCGAATAAATGTTCTAAGATAATATCATCTTCTTTACGAAAATATAATCTAAAATTTTTCGATAATTTAGTAAAAATATATCGAGCAGCTGCAGGAACAGGTGATAATCTTGAACCAAACTGACCAATGGGATCTAACCAGTTTAAGTTATTGGATCCAGTAAAGTCTTGAGCTAGATTACAAATAACCCCAGCTATTCCTTGTTCTCCATGATGATATTGTGTTTCATAAGCAACAGAAGATGCTAATTGCGCAACTTTCATTTCAGAATTAACATTCTTTAATAAACATGTATAAAGAACTTTTCTTTGAGTAATCTTTAATCCATCAATTAAATTAACGATTGACCGTTCGTTATCATAATTGGCATATGGTTTGTATTGTTCCTGAAATAATCTTTCAATTGTAATTTCTTTCATAATTATCCTTCAATATTCAACCATTGTTTTCTTTTATCAGCGCTACCAGTATCTTTAGAAAATTGTAATGTAAAAATATCTACATCACCAATTTCACTAACAACTTTTTCCAAATTACCAGATAAATCCGTTAGATACTCTTTCCACTCTTTACTAGAACTAGTTCCTAATCCTTTGTAATATTTTGACTCATATTTTTCGTTAACATGTTTTTCTTTCCATTTCTCAAATAATGTCAAATCATGAAAAGATAATGTATCTTTTTTATACTTAACCTTGACAATTGGTGTATTTAAAATATGGATAATACCCAAGGAAAATAATTCTGGCCAAAATTTATAAAAAGCATTTAACAATAGTCCACGAATACCAAATCCATCTAAATCTTGGTCTGTTGATAATACAATTTTACCAAATCGAATATCTTCAATAGAATTTACCTTAACCCCAAACTGAAGCCCAGTAATTGTCATAATATTTTTAAACTCTCTATTTTCAAGAATATCTTTTAATTCCATTGGCATTACATTTATGGGTTTGCCACGTAGCGGAAATGCAGCCATTGTCTTTGGATCTCTACCTGATAATAAACCAGATAAAGCTGAATCTCCTTCTGCTAAGAATAACATAGCATCACTACGTTGTTTAGTAGAAGCATCATGGAATTTATCAACTCTTCTTGGATCGGCTTTATCTAAGTTCTTATTAGCTTTACGCAATTCAGCTAATTCAGATGCTTTTTCTTTAGCTTGAACCCAGTCTAAAATAGACTGAATAATATCAGATTTTAATAAACCTTTAATAAATTTATCGCTAACAGTCCATGAAGTTTTCCATTCAGATGCAGGACTAATCATATTTTCTTTAGTTTGACTGGAAAATCTAGGGCGGTTAACAGTTCCTGCAATAAAAATTCTAAAATGATTTTTAATATCAGATGGTTTTACATCAACTTTATGTTTCTTTTTAAAATGTTCGCGTAACTTATTTGTTACTTGATCAACAACATAATTAACATGAGTTCCACCCTGATAGGTTTCTACTGAGTTAATAAAAGAAATTTGCTCAAATCCATCAGAATCGGTAATACCAACATTCCAATCTTTACTATTATCGGTAAAGTAATTATCTGAATATAATGCAACATAATCGTCAAAAGATCTAAATCTAATTAATTCCCCATTAAAATAAAATTTAATGTTTAAGTTATTCGCAGCTGCATCTATTACTTTTTTCTGAATTCGTAGAATATGGTCTGCATCTAACCCACTTAGTTTAAAAAATTCATAATCTGGAGTAAACGTAATTTTAGTTCCATTTTTAGTAAAATCTTTAATTATAGGCTCGGAACGCTCGCGCATACCATTCCAGAAATCTTGCGTTAGTTTTTTCTTACCATCACAAGATTCAATCTTAAAATTTGTTGATAAAACATTTGTCAACGTCGAACCAACACCATTAGTTCCAATTAATGATTGGTCTTCATTATCGTTAAAATTAGAACCAGCTCTTAAATTTGAAAATACAGTTTCAGCGATATAAGTTCCTGTTTGTTCATGAAGAACTACTGGGATACCTCTACCATCATCTTGAACAGAAATTTCATCAAAAGTTATATCTACTTTAATTTGAGTTAATGTGTCTGGTGCTCTTTTTCCTTCATCAATTGAATTATCGAGAATTTCAGAGAAGATTTTAATAAAAGCTGGGATATAAGAAATATCTCGCTTTTCCATTTTCTTTGTGGTGTTGTTTAGCACCCATTCTTGACTTGTTTGAACAGAAGTAGAACCGCAATACATGCCAGTACGTTTTCTAATGTGTTCAATCTCATCAAGAACTTGATAAGTTTGTTGAATGTGTTTTGTCATTAATTTATAGTAAAATAGATGTTAAATTCGGGGGAGCAAAACTCCCCCATCAATTCTTTATAAAGTTACATTAGCAGAAATAATTGAATCAAGTCTAAATGAACGCCATCCTAAATTTTCTAAGTCCCACACAGATAATACTTCGGGATTTTCTACTTTAACTTTCGCTCCTTCTTTAATCTCTACCACAGGTAATAAATCTGATTTTAAAGTGCATTTCATTGTTCTTTCTGAACCATCAGCTTTTGTAAAGACAATAGTTCCAGTTCCATTTTGTAAGTTAGCTTTTAATGTATCTCTATCGATTTGTGTCATGATATAAATTCCTAGATTAAATTTTGAGATCTTTTTCAGTGAAAATACCGAACATCGCTTCAGCGAAATCTTCGGGGTATAAAGTTTTAGAAGTTACTGCTTGCTCTTTTGAAGCTTGTTTAGCTTTGTTACTTGATGAGTAACTCAATTCCATCAGATAGTGTTGACGGAATATCAGATTTTTTAAGTTCATTTTTCTGGTTTCCTAGTAATATTTGGGGCAATTTGAGGCTGTTGGTTAAGATGGTCCAAAGTTTTGCCCAATAATTCTGGATCCATCGGGGTTACAATTTGTTTAACAGGTTCTTGTTTAGGGATACTGTTATATACGTCTTTAATACTGTTTAAAATCGACATTCTTTTTCTTCTTTGCTGGTTGAAAATCGTCATACTCTAACTCAGAAAACGAAACTTGATTCGTTTTGAATTTCTTAATCTGTTTGGTTTTTCTAGGCTGGAAATCGGTATAATCTTCCATAAGAATATTGCTGTGCTTTTTCATCTGTTGTACTATTTACTAAGTTTAATTTAAAAGTTCTGGATATACTTCACGAACTAAATCTGCTGTTAAGCCTTTAACCTTCAAGTCTTTGTGTAACATGTTAAAGAAAATCTTAGCCTCTTTAGGCTCAAAAGATTCTAGTAATTGTAACAAAAGAAGATTACGTTTATCATCTGTTAATGAATCAGCAGTTGGATCTCCTTTGACGAACAAATAGGCTCGACGGATTTCTGATTCAATTCCAGCATATCTAATTCCTAATAGAGTATCTGGTTCGATATAATCTGTTGGAAAGTTATCTTCAACATAGAATTGATAGTTTGGATTAAATGTATATTTTAATACTTCTTTAAAATGATAAAGATTATTCTGTTGAAGAATTTCTACTCTTTGTTGTTTGTTTACTGCTAGATTAAATTCATCTAGAATTTCATGTACGTTCTTAATCATAAATTAATTTTCATTTAAAGTTACTGTTAGAATCAATTACTGATTCCATATGGTTAATTTCCCGAAGGGGGAGATTTGTTTCTACATTTTTATTTATTGTAACTTGAATTTTTGTTTTCGTCAAGCATTTATTTAACAACATTAATAAAGCGAAGCAATGTGAGCGAAGCGAACATTTAATTTGATACTAATATAATCTTCGCTTCGCTCGATCGATTCCTTCGGAATCAAGATCCAGTTTTTCTTAGATTGAATTTCTTTGACCCCCCGTTCATGTATATGAATATATACACTTAGGTTTTAAAGAAAAACTGCAACTGGTGCGGGTGTCAGCTACAAAAACTATTACAACTAGAAACTATCCTGTTAAAGATAGTCCGCCGATTATTTATGCTCTGATTGGCTGAAGAAGTGTTGTGGCTAAAATCAACATAGGACGCATAAACAACAGACAAAAGAAAACTGCCCTAGAATAATGCGACATCTTTATCCAGTTGCCGAAAAGTATCCGAATAATACTTTTACTCTTATTAAGAGTGTCCGCCTCGTCTCAGGGACGGTAATAATCTAGTCGCATATAGATTTTACCTTTTCGGACCTACCGAAAAGAAGGGTTTCTTCGGTAAGGTGAGTTGCTATCTCACATTTTGCTAACTAATTGTAGGGTATGGCTGCGACGTTGGGTTCGGGACCAACTTAAAATAGTTTATTATATAAATTCTATTTAGTCAAGACTTTTTTCTTACAATTGTCAAAATGATATCTTTTCATATTACTTGACCCTCCAGTTTTATAGCAATAAGGGCATATAACTATTAATTGCTTAACCCCTATATTCCAAGAAGATCTTCCTGCATTTTTACCTTGCATTGCAATAGATAGTTTGGCTTTAGTTTCATCTGTTAACGGTTTACCTTGCATTGCAATAGATAGTTTGGCTTTATGTTCTTCTGATAGAGTTTTATGTTTATTCCATGGAATTTTACCAGTAAATGTTGCTCCTCCATTAATCCCATTTTCTAACATTAAATTAGCCCAGTCTTGCGACTCAACGATATTATTTTCAATAGAAAAATGTAATGCATGTTCAATAATAGAAGTATCGTAATATAAATCTGATACCCATATAGTAACGATATGTTTTTTACCGTGTTTCTTAATATGATTTTTCCATTTAATACCAGATCCTAAATATGCATATGGATCAGTTTTTGTCGTTTTTCCAAAATACTTTAATCCGGTAATTGAATGTTTCTTAATATAAAGATAAGTTGGTACTATTGGCGTATATATACTTGTGCTGGTCATAGGTTACTCCTAGAAAAGAATGATTAGTGCTAGTGGAGCCTCGGAACTCGCGACTAGCTTTTAGTTTATTTATAAAAATGCTTGACTTATTTGTTAGTATATAGTATAATATTATTTTTTAATGGAGTTTGTTTATGTTTATAGTTAAATCGAAAAATCAGTTTGGTGAGGAAATCTTAGTAAATCCAGAGAAAATTGCTTATGCAGTTCCTTCTTCTGGAGGTCAAGAAACAGTTATCTTTTTTGATAACGATACTCATATCAGTGTATTAGAGTCATTTGTTGATTTTAAAAAAAGGTATGCTAAACCTACAGTTAAACTTTCTGTTGAGAAGGATGTCGTTTTTACTGAAGAATTGGTTAATGCTGCTAATGTATATCCAGAACACTTACCTCGTCTACCAACAGGAAATGTCGATAAACGTACTAATCAATATAAAGAATGGATTGCATCGAAAGAAGCTGCATAAATAAATAATCATATTATCCCTATTGGAATTAAATTGTGCCAATCTATCCATTAAAAAATACTGAAACTGGCGAAATCTTTGAGAAAATTATGAAGATTGCCGAATATGAAGAATATGTTAAAGATAATCCTCATATTCAAAGATATTATGATTCTGAATGTTCAAAAACTAGTTTCGGCGACCCAGTTAGACTAGGAATTAAAAAACCGCCTGCTGATTTTATGAAAGGTGTAATCGGAAGAATGAAAGAATCAATTCCGCAAAATACATTACACGATCGAAAATTTCAAATCCCCCGAGAATTTTAAATATTAATAATATTTTTTAAATTCAGGAAACCATGTAGAAAGATGCCCTTTAGAGTATGTTTTTCTAGAAGATATAATAGAAAGAAACATTTTATGCGATGGATTATCGTTTTTGTTTCTTTCTAATCTTAATCTTTTGCTTTCTTCTGATTGGAAATAATGTAATCCATTTTCGACTAATTTTTTATTAGTTTTTAGTGTATTAGTTAATGCTTTTTTCTTTATTTCTTTATTTTGAAAAATGTGGTTATCGTCTTCAACTAATTTTTTATTTCTTTTTGAAGTTCTTTCTGCGTTACATTTTATAAAAGAATCATCTTGAAAAGGGTGTAACCCTTGTTCAGATAATTTTAAATTTCTATCTCTATGCAAATCTTTATATTCCTGTTGCTGCATATGGTGTTCTTTAGCTTCAAGTTTTTCTTTTATCCAAACTTTAGTTGCGGTTTTAGATTCTTCTGATTGAAAATAATGTAAACCTTGTTCTACTTTATTTTTAACTATTAACGCGTTTTCGCGCCTTACTCGATTATATTGAGCAGAAGTTAAAATTCTATTTCCTTTTGAATTTAATTGAAACGCGGCAAATGCGTATTTCATTTTATTGCATTGTTTTTGATTTATTAACATTTTAGTTAATAGCCAATGACAAAGAAAATGTTCTTTTGTCGATAAAAATGTTTTATTTTCTTTTATATTTGGGTTTGTATTGAATAATGCATCTTGTTTAGAGAAAAAACATTTAGGTATTATATGGTGTTCTTCAGAATAACCCAATATTATATTTGCAGTTTTTCTTGATGTTGCTCGTAGTAACGAATTTTCTATTATTGAACAATACCATTTTGTATATTTGTTATTATACGATAATTGTTTAATTAGATTAATATAAGTATTTGTGCTGGACATTAATGTTCTCCATGAATATTGTAAGGAATGTTTAGGGTAGATGGGAATGAGGGTTCCGCGATCTACACTTATTTATAAATAGATTTAATTACTAAATTTAATATTAAAAATATGATAATTATATTACACCAGAATATTGAGATGTTCTTATAGTAGTAAAAAAGACCCGCGAATCGACTAATAATCGGTAAGCGGGTTTTTCACTTTAAATCAACCATAAAAGGAATTTATGTTAAAACCTAAAAACAGATCTAAAAAATCAGCAAATAGAGTTTCTGCATTGCATTTTGAATTAAAAAAAATCTATCCAATGACAGAAAACCAAAAGAAAGTGTTTGATTTGTATGATGAAGGAAAGAACCTAGTCGTGTATGGTAGTGCTGGTTCTGGAAAAAGTTTTTTAAGTTTATATCTAGGTCTAAAAGAAATGCTTGATGAAGCGGCATTTAGTAAAATCGTAATCCTACGATCTGCTGTTGCAACTAGGGATTTAGGATTTCTTCCTGGAACTGAACGAGAAAAAATATCTGTTTATGAAGCTCCGTATCGGTCAATAATTAATGAATTGTTTGGTCGTGCTGATGCTTATGATATTATGAAACAAAAAGATATTATCGAATTTGAATCAACATCTTTTTTGAGAGGTTTAACATATGCTAATTGTTTAATTTTCGTAGATGAAATGGAGAACATGACTTTCTCTGAACTCAACACTATCTTTACTCGTATAGGGGAGGGCACGAAAATTATCTTTGCTGGCGACATTAGACAATGTGACCTAAATGAAAGAAAAGAATCTAGTGGTATGAAAGACTTTTTACGAATTATGGAAGAATTAGAAGAGTTTGGTTTAGTTGAATTTACAATGGAAGACTGCGTAAGATCTGGTCTAGTTAAGAATTACTTAATGGTTAAAGAACGATTAAAATTATAGGAATAAAATGAATTTTTGTCATGTTAATATTGAATTAACGGAATACCCAAGAGTTGATATAAATGGTAGTCGACATTATCAAATAGGTCATAAATGTTATCCATCTATTACCAATGTCTTAGGTTCCACTGCTGATAAAACTCATCTTAATGAATGGCGGAAACGCATTGGAGATAACGAAGCTGATCGTATTTCCGCCAATTCATCTAAAAGAGGAACTAATCTTCACCTAATGTGCGAAGATTATCTTAACAATAGACCTCTTTCTTGTAAAATGCCTGATGCATTAGAAATGTTCTATTCGCTTAAACCAGTTCTACATAGAATTAATAACATTCATTGCCAAGAAGCAACTCTGTACAGCGATAAATTAAAAATTGCTGGAACTGTTGATTGTATTGCTGAGTTTGATGGATTATTATCTGTAATTGATTTTAAGAATTCCCGTAGGGATAAAAAAGAAGAGTGGATTCAAGATTATTTACTACAAGAAACTTTTTATGCCCTAGCATATCAAGAAATGACTGGTAGTAAAATTAAACAGATCGTAACAATAATTGCGGTTGAAGATCGAAAACCCCAAGTTTTTGTTAAGGAAATTAGACCTTATATTAAGCCATTAGTTGAAAGAAAGCAATTATATTTAAATAAATATTAGATACACAGTTATCGAGGTCTATAAATGAAAACTTTTAAACAATTTATTTTTGAATCAGAAAAACCAAAAGAATACGAAATAATTTCCAATAGTCATGGAACTCATGCTTCTATAGATAAACATACTAAAAAGCCATATCATGACAAACCAAAAGAATATGAAATAATTTCTAATAGTCATGGATCTCATGCAAGTAAACCAACAAAACTAAAAGAAAATACTGAGCATCCTAGTTTTGAAGAGCATTTTTTACCTAAAATTAAATCTGCTGATGATCGCATCAAATTTAATAAAGGTATGGATGATCATATAGATAATTTACACGAAACTCATCCGCACTCAACCGAAGGTAAAACACATTTAAAAAAGTTTACCGAAGGTTCTAGCGGAATAACTCACGGTTTAATTCAACATCATACAGAAGGCGTTCCATTAGAACACAAACATTTTATTCATGATTTAGATAGACATGGGTTCGTACCAGCTAAACATAAATTCGATACCTATTCTGGTGTTGGTTTTAATATTAAAAACGCAGAGCCAGCTGGAAAAAGTAAACAAGGTAATTCAGTTTATCATCAACCGACTTATCTATCTTCTTCTATCGATAAAAATGTCGCTGTTTCTTTTTCTCAAACTGCTGCTAATCGAAATAGATCCAAAGATGTTCATATATTGCATTGGCATCACAATGAACACGATCCAGTTGGCGTTGTTGGTAAGCATAGCGAATATTCTCATGAACACGAAGTATTAATTCCCAGAACAGAAACTACTGCTTCAAGACATCATATTGAACATATGGGAACTGACAAATATAGCGATAATTATGATAACATAATTCATGTACATCATGTTAAACGTATTCCAGAATCGGAAATAGTAAAAGGCTAATATGAAAACGTTTAAACAATTAAAAGAAGAGTTGATTAAAGTATCTGGACAAAAAGGGTCAAATCCAGGTGGCACCTATAAAGATACCGAAAAAAATACTGAGCACTATATTAAACATCCAGATAATCCAGATCAAGCAAAAACAGAAGTTCTATCTTCTAAACTTCATGAATTAATGGGAATTCGCACACTTAAACCTAAATTAGTTAGTGTTGAACGTAATAAAACTTCAGTATCAACAGAATTTAATCATAATCTTGAACCAGTTACCTCTAAACATATTCCCCATTTAACTGATGAACACCATAAACAGTTAGGTAAAATCTATGCTGCGGGAGTTCTTACTAAGAATTGGGATGCAATGGGAACTGGAATCGAACACGGTCAAGGAAACGTTTCCTTAGATAAAAACAAAGGTCATCTTGTTTCAACAGACCAAGGTGGGTCTTTTAATTTTAGAGCACAGGGCGGACATAAAGATTATGGACATGATATAGCAGAAAAAGATTCTTTGAAAAACCCTAGTATGTCAGAGGGAGCTAAGTTCTTTAATAAAGCAATGGAACATCCTGGAGTTCGAGAACATGTTGTTAACTCATTAAAAAGTATGCACCCAGATAAAGTTCATAAGGCGTTTAAATCCTCTGGATTAAGTAACTGGGAAGAATTACATAATAATTTTAAACAAAGACATAAAAAACTGCTTGACAATCTAGAATCTTCGTAGTATAATAAATTTATGTTAACTTTGAGCAGGAATTAAATTATGTGGATATGTACAAATTATGGGTTTTTTAGTATTGTTAAAGTAAATCCATTATATATAAATGATGGTGATAATGCTGTAAATGAAGTTTTTGCTATTAGAGCTAGAGATATAAAACATTTACAGCACGGGTTTCCAAATAAAAAAGTTTTTCAATACCCTAACTCAGATTATGGATACAGGGTATATTTGACTGTAGAAGAATTAAATGAATTTTTGTTAAATGAAGTTCAACAAATAAATTATGCTAACTTTAAAAATTCAGTTAAAGATTCCAAATTACATAAATTCTTTAGTGAGATTTGGTATTTGGGAGTTTCTATTTTATGCGATAAACCTAATAATCGGAGGGTATAAATACTCCTATATCATTAAGTTTTGAAATTTTTTAACAAAATTAGTAGCTTTTCAGGAAAAGATAAGTCCTAATTTCATAATTAAAAGTATTTGCTGGGATTGTATTGGATGCTTTTTAAGGAGAAAAACAAAGATGTATTCAATTGCGAAAAAGGCGATAATTCTTGCTATTCTAATAATAATATCTAAAGCGAGTTTCGCAGAATCGTTATATGACGAATCAGAAAAAACGTGCTTGGCTAAAGTAATTTATCATGAAACCAGAGGAGAACCTTTATCTGGTAAAAAAGGTGTAGCTAAAGTTGTCTTAAATCGAAAATCAGATAAACATTTTCCCAAAACAATATGTTCAGTAGTTAATGAAATTACTACTCGTAAAGGGAGAAAAGTCTGTCAATTTTCATGGGTTTGTACCCGACCCAAAATTAAATGGGGTAGTGCTGAGTGGAAAAATAGTTTAGAATTATCTAATGATATTCTAAGCAACAAGGTTTCTCTTCCAGACTTTGGTTTAAATGTATTGTTCTTCAGAAGTATTAACTGCAGACGAGGGTTTGGAAAGGGTAATTACAAGCTAGTGTCAAAACTAGGTAAAACTAACTTTTATACAAAGAAGATTGCTTAATGGAAAACTTTGAAGAAATGCATAAATTCTCGAATATTATTTTTGATAAAGTAAAATCGAGTAAACTAGAGTATCTAGATGCAATTGTATCGTACTGCTCGGAAAAGGAATTGGAAGTTGATTCGATTATATCGCTGATATCTCCAGCTCTTAAATCTAAAATGGAAGAAGAAGCTATTGGGCTGAGGTTGATAAAAAATTCATCTCCGCGCTTGACTTTTTAAAAGTAGTATAGTATAATTATTGAGTAGGTGAAACAAAATGTCAGGATATACAGCTTGTTGCTTATATCGAGCCTTAAAACTACATTTTACAACAGATTATGATTTCAATAAGTATAAAGGAAAAGTAAAATATACTCCTGCGCAGTTTGATAAAAATTCACATAAATATGTGTATGAAAAACTTGCAAAGAAATTTAGCGATGAGGATCTTAAAAAATTCTTTATCGCTAATTTTTTGCAAAACGAAAACGTATGGGTTCAAGACTTGTTATCGCAGGAAGCATATGAAAATTTCGTAAAGTTTAATACGAAATGTCAATCATTATCTTATGTATTTGAAGGTGAGTTAATATCAATTTTTGGTGAAGAAAATCATAAATTGTTATTCAAATCAAATAGTGATGACCTTCCGTTATTGTTAACGAAGTTATTACGAAATGAAGTTTCTCCGGAAACTATATTAATTATGAATGAGTTTTTGCATTTTCTACCTAAATGGGAAGTAAATATTAAAGATGAATTCGTTTGGCCGAAAGTTAAACTTAAATTGTTTAAATATAGGTCGTTTTTAGAGTATGATAAAAGTAAATTCAAAAAGACATTTATTAATACAGTCAAAGAATTTACCGAGTGAAATAAGACAAGGAAAGTTATGTATAATTTAATGTTTATCGAAAACCAAATAAAATTAAAATTAAATATAGAAGATCATATTAATGTAAAAAAATATATTAATTTTATTTGTTCTATTGTTGAGCGTGATCTTGGAGTTTTTGTAGAATCGCATCATATATTACCAAAATGCTATTTTCCGGAATTACATATAGATAACGATAATTTAGTTTGGTTAACTCCTCATGAACATTATATTGCACATAAATTATTGGCATTTATAGGTAAAAATAATAAACTTTGGTATGCATTTAATATGATGAAAAATACTAGAGAAGAAAATAGGTTATTTGATGATGCTGAATATAATTTATTTAAAATTAAAATATATTCTGAATTAAGCGAATATAATAAAATAAATTCTATATTTGTTGATTTAGGTTTTCAAAAAGAAATGAATCGACGTAGATGGAATAAAATTGATGCGAAAACAAATCAATCGTTATTATTAAAAAATAATAATCCTATGCGGTTAGAAGAAAATCGAATCAAAGTTTCATTATCTAAAATTGGTAAACCTCGTTATGATATGCGAGGAAGTAATAATATTATGCATTTAGAAAAAAATAAAGAAAAATTTAGAGGTAAAAATAATCCAAAGTATATTGGATTTATTGAAAATAAATTAACAAATATTAAGCATTATTCTAAAGATTCATTTATAAAAGAATTACAATCTTTAGATATTTGTAGCGAATATAGTATATATTTTCTGAAGAAAATATATAATTATATATTAGGAAAAGAAATTTTCTTAAAGGATAGAGATAAAGCTATTGTTATAGATATTTCTAAACAATATCATTTTATTTCAAAATAAAAGTGCGTTAAGTTGTCTTATACGTTGTTTAAATCAATTGTTTATAGAGGTAGTATATGGATTTCAGTAAATTAAAAAAATCTTCTGGTTCTAACTTAGAAAAAATGGCCAAAGCTGTTGAACAAATGGCAGGCAGTAACCAAAATTCTGATGCTGATCAATATTGGAAATGTGAATTAGACAAGTCTGGAAATGGATATGCAATTGTGAGGTTTCTTCCAACATCTCCAAAAGATGCTGAATCAGATGGTCTTCCCTGGATTAAATTTTATGATCATGGATTCCAAGGACCAGGTGGTTGGTATATCGAGAAATCTTTAACGTCAATCGGTCTTGACGATCCGTTAGGAAAATATAATAGCGAACTATGGGAATCAGGAATTGAGGCTAACAAGGAGCAAGCACGTAAGCAAAAACGTCGATTGCACTATGTCTCTAACATTTATATCGTTAAAGATACAAAACATCCTGAACACGAAGGAAAAGTATTTAAATATACTTATGGTAAGAAAATTTTTGAGAAAGTTACTCAAGCCATGAATCCTCAGTTTGAAGACGATAAACCAATCGATCCATTTGATTTCTGGGCAGGCGCGAACTTTAAATTAAAAATTCGTAAAGTTGACGGTTACCAAAATTACGATTTAGCTGAATTTGATAGCGCAGCTCCATTGTTTGATGACGATGATAAGTTGGAAAAAATTTGGAAATCACAATATTCTTTACAGGAATTATTGGAACCTAAAAACTTTAAATCTTATGCGGATTTAGATGCTAGGTTAAAAAGAGTTTTAGGTCAAACTAATCAATCAAAATACAAAACTGCTGAAGATTATACAGCAAAATCTCTTGATGAGGTTGAAGATGAAGTATTTGTTCAAAGCGTAGTTGAAAAGAAAACTACTGCTTCATTTGCTGCAGCCGTAATTGATGACGAGGAAGATGACGATATGTCATATTTCTCTAAACTTGTAGGTGATGATTAAATAAGAAAGGGAGCTTCGGCTCCCTTTTTTTATGCCATTGAGCCACCTTGCGTACTCCACATACTTCCTTCTTCCATCATTTTTATAGTTGGATCATCGTTTCTTACCCCAGGAACAGATTTTCCTGTTCCTGCTGGAGCAGGTGGAGGAGGAGTTTGTTGGGCTTGCTGTTGTGGAGGTGCTGCAGGTTTAGGTGAAGTTTGTCCATTTTGATTTCCTGCTAAATTATTACGTTGTTCGTTTAATGAACTCATTTCTGTGTGAATATCAGATAAACGATCTAGTTGTTTATCCATTGTTTCTTTATCAACATTAACTCCAGATTGACCAATTTCATTTCTTTCGTTTTCTAGAGTAGCTTTTTGTCTGTCAATTTCCGCAACCTGTTCTTCTGTGTCAGTATTTTTTACAGGAGATGCAGTATCTTTTCGACCTTCTAATATGTCACCTGGACCTACTTCTTTGCCATGCCTCATATAATATCCAGGTTTTCCTGGAATTGGAGTTGTATGATATTTAGCCAAAGGATCTGGGTTGTTTACTGGATCTTTTTCGTGTGCTTCTGCTGCTTTATCTAACTCAGTTGGTTGATATTCTTCCGCAGTTCTTGTTGTAACTCCTCCTCCAGTTGTTACTTCTCTATGTTTATTAGTCGTAGTAGTATATTGCGACGTTTCTATTGTTTCTTTTGGAGAAACACGGTGTTCGTTTGCTGTAGTAACATTTTCCACAGTTTCAACGTATGGGGAAGGGTTTTCTTTGTTTATTCTATTAAATTCAATATTATTTCGTTCTCTACTTATTTCACTATTTTTCGCATTTATTTCGTCAACTGTTAGGTTTCCTGGATTTTTAGCAAGTTCTTCTGCTTGTTGTGCAAGTTCCTCTTCTCTAATTTCATCTGGAGAAGCATTTGACATATCTTTTTTTGGCGCATATCTTGTTGCATGTTCTGTAACAGTTGATGAAGAAGCAGTTTTTGTCGTTACTTCGTCTTCTGCAGGAACATCATACGGGCTAGATTTTTCCTCTTCTCCTGGAGCTATAAAATATGGATTTCTTGTTCTATCTCCAGTAAGTTCTACTCCTTTTATTACAGGTTTTGCTGAAGAAGTTTCTTTTTTATCAGGTAAACTTTTACCCATAAGTTTTTCGGCATTTCTTACTCTTTCTGAAGAATGCCCTCCATGCATACTTGCTGCAGTTATTTCGTATTTTCTTTCAACAGATTTAGCAGCTCCTTCAGCAGTAGTTTGTTTTCGAAGGTCGTTTCCTGCACTTTTATGTGAATTATTTAATTCCCAATCTACAAATTCTAACTGATCTTCGAGAGAAGCTCCAACTAAATCTTTATGCATTATTTCTTTAAATTTAGCTTGGCGATCTGGGTGCCATTGAGCTATCCCTACTGCTTTGCCTCCATCTCCGCGTCTTTCTCCTGATATTACATCTTTGTTAAAATTTCCTGATTCTCCTTGTAAGTTTCCGACAATTCCTGCAGCTTGTTCTTCTGTATATCCCTTATTCATAAAGAAGTTTTTTGCATATGCTGCTTTATCATCTCCTCCATTTAATAACTCAGCTCCAACAACTGCTCCGCCAACTCTTGCTGCTGTTGGAGCAACAGCTTTAGCTGCGCTGCCCGCAGCTTTAGCGCCACCTAAAATTCCTCTTCCTATTTTTGAGAGTAAGCCAACTTTTTTTGCTGGATTTAGCGCAGAAACAGCAGCTGCGCCTGCAGCTTTAGGGTTAATTTTACCCAATAGTTTTGACCAGAAACCTTTATCTGCTTCACCCATTCCTCCTTCTTCTCCGCCTAAACCTCCCCCGCCTCCGCCATAAATGGGGGTTGCAGATCCCATTTCATTCTGACGAGCTTGCATATTTGCAGAATTTAAATCATTTGTAGCATTTTGTTGTGATTGTGATCGCGTTAACGAAGAAACATCTCTAGATATTGAATTAATAGTATCATTTGTTTTTGCTAATACATTATAAATTTTATTTAATACTTCAATTGCAGATTTTCCTTGAACGTCTCCGCCACCGAAATGACTTTCACCGATTCTACCAGAATCCCCGCCAGAGGGCATTGAATTAAATGTTGACCCAATTGAACCTCCGCCAGTAAATAATGATCCCATCCCTGCACTAATCCCCCTGAATGGATTTGACCCCTTTCCAACAGCTGCTCCTAATGCTCCACCTGCTACATCTCCTAATAAATTACCTGCTCCTTTTTTTATATCTTCCCATGCTTCTCCTGGATGATCAATTGCATTATCAACCCAATCTACTCCCTTTTGAGCTTTTTCTTGCCATTTGGTTTTTTCTTCGTCAGATAAATTTTCATAATATTCGCCTGCTGGTATTCCAATAGCAGCACCTAATCCTGCTCCTTTTAATGTAGTTTTACCTAAACTTGCAATTCCACTACCAACAGATTTTGCTCCCTCGACAACCTTTCCGCCAGCCCAATCTGCGCCCTGAACAATTTTATTTTTAGTCCAATCTGCAACTTTACCAAAAATACTTTGTTCTGGCGGCGGAGTTATTGTTTCTTGAACAGTTTCCGTCGCTCTTGTTGTGTTACTTCTAAATGGAGTTTCTGTAGCAGTGGAATTTGTTGCAGTTCTTGCTTGCTGCTGTTCTGCTTGCGCTCTTTGAATAGATTCCTGTGCGCGTTGTTCTCGGGCAGCTGCTCTTGCTGCCCGCTCTGCAGATAATGCTTCGTCTGCTTTATCTGCAGCACTTTTAAATACATTACTTACTTTTTTTAATGAAGGAATATTTTCGCCAATTACTTCAGCAGCACCCTTAAACAATTTTGGAGCAGCTTTAAATGTAGCTTTACCTGCTGCTCCTCCAAGTGCAGTAGTAGCAACATCTCCTGCAAAAGATGCTATTGCTCCTCCTTGACCTTTTAATGCTTGGCTATATAATTTTTCTGCACCTTGTCTATCACCAGCAGTTGCTGCTTCAACAAATTTCATTGCATCATCAGCGCTGGATATGTATTTTAATTGTTCTTTTTGACTTAAAGTTAAATTATTTAATTTACTTTCTCTTTCAACAATCCAATTTCTATCTTTGCTATTTTGACTTACGCGAGAAAATTCATCTTTTGTTTGATTATATGCATTACTTGCATATTCTTTTGCATTATCTAAAAATGATGTATCTGAATTATTAGTTGCCATCTATTGCATATTCCTTTTAGCTTCTTGTTGTTTTCGTCTTTCTTCTTTGTCTTTTAGATACTGCACCAATAAACCAACATAAACTTCCCTTTCCCAAGGGATCATCTCTTCCAACTCATGTAATCTGTATCCATGATGTTGCATCATGTTAAAATTTGTTTTATAAAAAGTTGTAAGATCAACATTACCAAGAATTAAATAAAAAAATCAAAAATATCTCGTACTTCTATAGAATGATCAAATCCGCATTTATTACATTTAATACCTAATTTTTTAACGATTTTTGGTTCATTTGCAAAAAATTCTTCTATTTTTACATATTTTTCTGGAGGTAATTCTCCAATCCAATCAACAATATTTTGTAATGGAACATCTTTTGCGCTATAAGCTGAATTATCGTCATAAATAAATTCAACGTTTTTAGCAATTATTTCAAGAATTTGCTGCGGAGTAGGTAATGCATCACCAATAGCATCTTTTTCAAATCTTTGATAACGTAATTTTAATCCAACTTTATCTGTTACTTCAATAATAGGAGAAATATCTGGTTTAATTATTTCCAATGCAGTCAAAAGATTTAATTCGTGTTCCATAATATTATTACATTTTTTATCTTCTTCTGTTATATTTTCGCATCTATATTTTAATTCAATGATTTCAGATTCAGATCTTGCTCGTAATTGATAAAATAAAAATTCAACATCATTTAATGGTAAATCAGCAACTTCTGTTGAATCAACACAACAATTTTGTGCTATTTGAATTATCGCATCAACTAATGAATTATTATCTCCTGATTCTTTAGCCATGGCTAGAATCTTTTGTTCTTTTACGTTGTAAGGTCTATATTTTACAGTTAATTCTGATATTGGTAATTTAACTGTATATGTTGGCATATCAATTTTTGGTAACAAACTCATATTTTATTAATCCTATTTTATCTTAATCCAGATGATATTGTAAAGTTCGACAACCCAAGATTAGGCAATGTCGATGTCGCAGCTACAGGATTTCCACTTTTGAAAGCTCCTTTTATGCTATTTATTGTTGCAGCAGTTTGAATTGCTGTTCCTAATAATTCTCCTAATGGACCTCGCGAATAGTTCCCAGTTCCTTCTACTGATAAGAAATTGTATGAATATTCTGTGTATGCAAATGTAACATTTAATGATTGGGCTTCATTTTGAGCTGACCAAGATAATGGTACTTGATTTATTGATACGGGAAATGCATCATATAATGTTACTTCTACCAATGGATCTCCAGTAATAGCAAAATGTGTAATTTTTACTGTCCCAACATAATCTGCTTTGTATTGTACATTATATGTTGTTTCTTGTACTTTTTTACCTCTATAATTTATAGTTTCTGCTCTTCCTGTTATAAAAGAAATCCATTTTTGAAAAAATTTTCTAGTAATTTCTACTCCAGATCCTCTTGTATAGAATGCTAATGTAATATCGTTATATCCAGTCATAACTGAAAATTTTTCAGTAACTCCATATATTTTCTGTGTTACTGTTGCAGTAGATTCTCCAGGTAATTCTGCAGAATGACATAAAAATGATAAACTTTTTTCTGATGAACTGCCTCCCGATATAGTAAAATTTCCAGAAGATTGATCGGGGGGTATTTGTGAAAATATTTCAACTTTAAAATATGCAGTTCTACCAACATCATATTTTCTTAATTCAGCTATTCCTTCTGCCATATTATTTTTTGTTGCTGGACCCGACCCATTCATTAAAGTATTAAAACCGCTTTTAATACTTCCGGCTGTATCTGATAGTGTATCGAAAAATGACATTATTGTTTTCCTCTAAAGTGTCATATCTTGTGTAGCCATAGATTCTTTCCATACATATTGTTTTGATTTTTTCATAAATGATTCAATTGGAAGAGAAGCTGCGAACCCCCAATCTTCAGGGGGAATTAATTTTATTTCTGATCTAATATTAGATTTTAAATATTGTTTAAAGCAAGGTTCAAAAAATGCAAATTCTTGAACTCCTTTTAGATTTTCGTATTTAATGTTTAATCTATCTAATTGTCCATCTTTAGTAACTGATTTTTGCATTAAATTGCTCAACAAAATTAATCTTGGTTCTGGTGGTAAATAATGTAAATTTAATCCAGTAAATCCGCCTTGATGTATTCCTGTTAAAAAAATTAATGGAAATGTATCGTAATATGGTAAACTTTTTCTTCCTTTTGGATCATAATGAAACAAATACATTTTACCAACTTCGAACATATTAGTTTTATTAGCGCCAGGAGCCAATAAATCTTTTTGTTTTGGAATATGTTCTGATTTTTCTTTTGATCCTATACTTTGTAAAGATTTTATTTCATTTTTAAACCACGTTATTGCTTCAGTAACATTTCTTAACGTAAATTTAAAATGAAATTTTGAATCTAAAGGTTCAGCTGGTCCAGGTTGCATATTATTCATTTATAACCCTAAATCCTTTTCTGTTAATACTTTGAATTCCCATTTTCTATCCATACAATATTCTCTTGCTGCTTTCCATTTAGCTTGATTTATTGCATAGGTGCAAACTTCTGTTATATACTGTTTAGTTATTCGTTTTTTAACTTCTGGAGCATTTGCTTGATATTCCGGTTTAATCTCTAATAAATATGTCTTAATTCTACCATCAGCTCCTTTTACTTTTGCCCAAACATCTGGAAAATATCTATGTAGCTTATTATCTACTGGAGATTTATATGGAATAACGCATTCTTCTGATGCCCATTCCAACACTGATGGGTTATCGTCCATCCATTTAAATACTCGCAATTCCCATGAAGATCTAGATATTATATTATCCCAATCCCCTTTATATTTTGCTTTGTTCTTTGGAACCCATTTCCTTGGTTTAGGATATCTACTCATAAAATAATCAAAAAAGTTTATAAAATAACATATAAATAGTATTTAGTTAATCCAACAAAAAAGAAATAAAAATATGTCAGTAGATCCTAATTCGCCGTTAAAAGCTCTATATGCTAGTAAAAATGATATGCCTGTATTATCATATCCAAATTCATTGGGTAGTTCAAGGCAAGGGCATTTCATTACATTTTCTGTGTTGATACCAACAAAATCAACATACCAAGAAACTGGGATTGTTTCTTCTAAAGGAGCAGATTATATATCTTCTGGGCATTTTGATGCTCTAGCTAATATACAAAAAGTCGCAAATCAAGCATCTTCAGCCGTATCATCTGTTACTGATACAATAGGAGCAGTTGCTGGTGTAGCTAATAAAGCTCTTAGTACAGCAAATCAACTTGCGGGAACAGCTGCTTCTGTAGTTGGCGTTGTATCTGGAGCAAAAAGTATTATTACTGGAGGTTTTTCTGCTGGTTCCCCATTAACCGCGTTATCTGGAGTTGTTGGTGGGATAAATGGATTATCTTCAATTGCATCAACAGCAAGTTCAATTCCTGGAGTTTCTAGTTTCTTAAAAGATCCAATGGGGTCTGCAACTTCTGCTTTTAATTCTATAAAAGATTTTTTAAATGACCCTGCAAAAGCATTTAGTTCAGCAAGTTCAACCCAACAAGGAAAAGATCAAACTAATGGTCCAGTTTTTAAACCATCATCTGTTAAACCTAGTGGGTATATAAATTTATACATGCCGGATACCGTTTCTATGAGTCAGCATGCCGCATATAATGATTTAAAAATGACTGATGCATTAGGTATGACTGGAGGGGTTGCAGAAGGAATGAAGGAAGCCGAAGGAATAAAGAATAGTGCTGCTTCATTATATGATTCATTTAAAAACCAAAAAAACGGTTTAATGTCATCAGATACAATAAAAACAATAAAAGAAAATGATTATAAGCCTCTTATGTTAGAAGGAGCTGGGCAAGCAGCAGGTGCGCTTGGTATTGTAAACGATGGAGCTGCTGTTGGAAAATATCTTTTAAGTAAAGCTGGATATGCAATCAACCCTCAATTTGAAGTTGTTTTTTCGGCAATGGATATGAGAACATTTCAATTTGACTTTACGTTTACACCAAAAAGCCCAAATGAAGCTGAAACAGTTAGAGAAATCATAAAATTGTTTAGAAAACACGCTGCTCCTAATTTGTATGGTGGATATGAAGGTAGATATTTTGACGTTCCTTCAGTATTTCAAATTGAATATATGCACCTAGAAAAAAGAAATGAAAATTTACATAAATTTGCTCCTTGTGTATTAACAAGTATTGTTGTTGATTATGCACCAGAAGTTGGTTGGGTTACATATAATGATGGTATGCCAGTTAAAACTCGATTGACGTTGATGTTTAAAGAAACTGAAATTTTAACAAGAGATAAAATAGATCAAGGATATTGATATATGTCTTCATTTTTTTCAAAATATCCATTACTTAATATTAATAGTAAAATTGTAACTGATATTGTTACAAGAATAGCAATTAGACAAAAATATTCAAATAAATTGTCGATGTATTATCCATATGATATGCAAGAAGGGGATACTCCAGAAATTATTGCAGCAAAATATTATGGAGATCCTGAGCGTCATTGGATTGTAATGTTAGCCAATGATACAATTAATCCGTTTTTTGATTATTCTTTAGATTATCCGGTATTTTCAAAATATCTTATGGATAAGTATAAAAATGAAGGAAATAGCACAAAACAATGGAAAGAAGGTAATTGGAGAGGTGAATGGGATGCAACTGATATAGATATTGTTGCTGAATACAATGTAAATAATATTATCGTTACAAGTAATACAGCATTTATATGCGCAAATACGCACAAACCTGCGCGAATTGGAACGTTTAAAGATGCGTTAGCTAAAAAATATTGGAATAGAATTTATGATGGGGCTTATTGGAAAGGGGATTGGCAAAATAATATACAATACAATACAGATGATGTTACAACGTATAATGGGATAATTTATATTTGTAAACAAAATAATACATCAAATTCTATTAATGGAATAACTATTTCTAATGCAGATTATTGGAAAACTTACACTAATGGCTTGGAATATACGTTAGTTACAAGAAATAAAGATCCATTTGGATATAGAGCAACTATTACTACAACTGATGTTCTATCCGGAAAAGAATCTATAGAAACAATTTATATTGATGAAAAAGCTTATAACGGCGGAGAAAATGGATATGACTATCCTATATTTAATTACGCATCACAACCAACGCAATCAGAAAATATTGAGATCTCAATTACAAAAGATAAATTATCTATTTACGATTATGAACTTGAACAAAATGAAAATAAACGCACAATTAATTTAATTAGAAGAGAATATGTACCGCAAATTGAACAAGAATTAAAAGTTTTAATGAGAACATATTATGGCTGATGGATTATTACATATACAAGATGTATCAATTGTATCTTGCAAAATTGTTGGCGTTTCTGGACACCCAACTGATGTTTCAGCTATGGTTGTTGAGATAAATTATTTTGAGGATATTTTTTCTAATTTTGTTAGTGGAGCATTGGTTATAAATGATTCTGTTGGCCTTATTCAAATGTTTCAATTTCAAGGACAAGAAGTATTAATTCTTGAAATAGATAAACCTGGACTAGATGATCCATTAAAAAAGACACTTAGAATTTACAAACATAGCGGAAGATCTCAAACAAAAACTTCAAATGAAAATTATATCATACATTTTTGTTCAGAGGAAGCGTATTTAAATGAACAATACAAAATATCTAAGTCATATAAAAATATGATAATTGCGGATATTGTTCATGGTATTTTAGAAAATGATTTAAAAATTAATCCGGACCTTTTAATAAATTTTGATAAAACTTCTGGAGTTCATGATATTTTAGTTCCAAATTTAAAACCATTTCAAGCAATAAACTGGTTAACAACATTTGCACAAGCTGATCAAGATAAAAATGCAGGAGCATTTTTTCTATTCTACGAAGATAAATATGGATTTTCTTTTAGATCAGTTTTAAATTTGTATAAACAAAAAACTGCAAGAAAATACAAATACGAAGAAAAGAATTTGAAATCAACACAAAATGATTTAATTTCTGACGTCAATAAAGAATTCGTAAATGTTATTGCGTTTGAACATATAAGCGCATTTGATTCTATTTCTGCAGTTAAACAAGGAACGATGGCAAGTAAGACAATAACAATCGATCCATTAAGGTTGAAATTTGGAGAAAATGCTCATGATTATAATGAATATACCAAAAACGTCCAATCATTAGACTATGCCTCTCTTCCTAATTCAGCAGAAAATAGAATGGGAGATACAATGAATAAAACTACAGGAGCTGTTAAATTTGTAATATCAACTTCTGGCCAAAGCGAAAATAAATATATTAAAGATAAAGAAGTTCCAGTTAACGAGTTTTCTCCAGAGAAAACTACTTCAGTTAGATCTTCGCAGTTATCTCTTATGTGGTCTAATAGAATAAAAATTATTATTCCTGGAGATATTGGTTTAACTGTTGGTATGATTGTTGATTTTGATAAACCAGAAATAAGCTATAATAATCCACAAAGCAAAGAAAAAACTTCTGATCCAATTTATTCAGGAAAATATCTTATTACTGCATTAAGACATATAATAACACAAGAAAATAGATTTACTACGATATTGGAACTATGTAAAGATTCTTATCCTAATAAAACATTTAAATATGACAATACTAATCCAGGTTGGAAAGAAGTAAGATAATATGAGTAATAATAGAAGAGGAAATTTCATAGGCCATAATGGATTCGTTTGGTGGATCGGCGTTATCGAAGATAGAATGGATCCATTAAATCTTGGTCGGTGTAGAGTAAGAATACAAGGATTACACGAAGGAACAAAAGCGCAAGTTCCAACAAATACATTACCTTGGGCGCAACCATTATTTTCTATTAATGGGTCAACGTCTACTCCTTCTACGCTACAAGAAGGGGATTTTGTAATGGGTTTTTTTATGGATGGCGCATCAAGCCAATATCCAATAATTATGGGTATGTTTCATGGAATACCAGAAGATAGCCCTGACAGAGAAAAAGGTTTTAATGACCCAAGAACTGACGAACAATTAAAAGCTGCTCCGAGAAAACCGCAGACAATTGATTATTCAACTAAAGGTGGCGCAAAAATTACTGAGCACCCAGCAGCAAATACTTATCCAAATAGACTTGACCAACCTACTACAAGTAGACTATCAAGGAATGAAAGTATAGATACAACTATTGTTAAAGCAAAAAATGATTCTGTTAAAAAAGCTAAAGGACCAAAAGGTGCAACTGCTTGGACTGAACCTAATTCTCCTTATAATACAAAGTATCCATACAATCAAGTTGTAAGCACTGAATCAGGACATTATTTCGAGCTTGACGACTCTCCTGGGCATGAACGGATACATTTGTATCATAGAAGCGGAACGTTCTCTGAGACGCATCCAGATGGTTCACAGGTCGAGAAAATTGTTAAAGATAGATATACTGTTGTATTAAATAATGATAAAGTATCTATTTCTGGAGATTGCTCAGTTACAATTGAAGGAAGTAATAAAGTTTATATTATTGGTAATTGTGATACAACTATTGATGGGAATTATACTATGACGATTAATGGAAATATGACAACAACTGTTGCTGGAACTATAAACCAAACAAGTAGTGGAGCAACTAATATTAAAGGTTCACCAATAAACTTAAACTAATATGAAATCTACAGAAATAAAAAATTTTAGCGGATATTCTGATTTGGATATGACATTTCAACCACATCCAGCTAAAAAAGATTTAATGCTTTCCACTGGGGAATTAGCTGTTACTAGGGCGTTGAAAAATTTATTATTGACAAATTATTACGAAAAGCCATTTCAGCCAAATTATGGGTCAAATCTTCGTAAATTGTTATTTGAACCAATGAGCCCAATTACATCTTCTGCATTAACAAAAGAAATAACTTATGTAATAAAGAATTTTGATTACAGAGTTACATTAACTTCTGTTAACGTTGAAGCGTTATATGATTATAACTTATACCAAGTAACTATATCATTTTATATTAATAACTTGGTTCAACCATTTACAGCAGATTTTATTTTATCAAGACTTAGATAAATACTAATAAAAGGATTTAGGGGAAAATAATGGCCAGTGCCAATTCATCAGTTAATATTGCAGAATTAGATTTTGACGCAATTAAAAATAATTTTAAAAACTATTTGCGCGGTCAAGATAAATTTAATGATTATGATTTCGAAAGTTCAGTTATTTCTACTGTATTAGATTTACTAGCATATAATACTCATTATAATGCATATTATCTTAATATGGTTGCTAATGAAGCATTTTTAGATACTGCAGTAAAACGTGGATCAGTTGTATCTCATGCTAAATTACTTAATTACGTTCCATCTTCAGCAAAAGCATCAACGGCGCATATTGATTTAAAATTTAATGGAACTACATCGGCTGATTTTACTATTCCAAAATATACTAAATTTTCTTCGCAAGCAATTGATGGCGTGAATTATCCATTTGTTACATTGGAATCGGTTACAGTAACTGCAAATAATAATACTGCGCAATTTTATTATGTTCCAATATATCAAGGGAACCCAGTAAGATACACATATTCGGTTAATAATTTCCAGAATGAATCATCAACCTTTACTATTCCAGATAGCGAAGTTGATACGACATCTCTACAAGTTTTGGTTTATGAATCATCACAGTCGACAGTTTTTACTAAATTTGAGTTGGCTTCTAACCATTTAACTTTAGATGATACTTCTAAAGTATATTTCCTTCAAGAAGGGTTATCTGGTTTATTTGAAATATATTTTGGTGATGGTATTTTAGGTTCTTCATTAAAAACTGGTAATGTTATTGTTATAGAATATTTAACAACTAAAGGTGAAGCTCCAAATGGCGCATATAAATTTACGTTAATGGATAAAATCGGTAATTATTCTGGAGTTATTATTACTAGTAGCGGGGATACAGCAACTGGCGGTAGCGCAAAAGAATCGATTGAATCAATTAAATATTCTGCACCTAAAGCATATGCGTCTCAAAATAGAGCTGTTACTAAAAATGATTATTTAGAACTACTAAAAAGAGATAACCCAATAATTCCAATAAAAGCTGTTAATGTTTGGGGCGGAGAAGATATAGATCCACCTGAATATGGTAAAATATTTATTTGTATTAAACCAAATGGTGGATATAATTTATCTGAATTGCAAAAATATAGATTAATTAACGAATATATAAAACCATTTAACGTAATTACAGCTATAACAGAAATAGTTGATGTTGATTATACATTTATAAAAATAAACACAAATGTATTTTTCGATAAACGAAAATCTATTTATGATCCATATCAAATAGCAAGTTTAGTAAAATTATCAATACTAGATTTTTGTAATACACATTTAGATACATTTGATTCCGTGTTTATACTAGCAGATTTAATAACGAAAATAAAAAATACAGATGCAGCAATTATAACGTCTGAATCATCAATTTCGCTAGAAAAAAGGTTTATTCCAATATTTGGGAGCGATAATTCATATACATTTAAATTTGAAGTTCCATTAAAAAAAGGAACTGTAGATAGTGGATATTTTGATTGTATTGCTTCTAATGGTTCGTTATATCAAAATGTAAAAATTGAAGAATCGCCATCAGTTTTTAATACATTAGAATCTATACAAATATTAAATGGAGGTAGCGGATATTCTTTTACTCCAACAATTATAATTTATGGTGACGGAACTGGAGCTACAGCTGCAGCAGATATTACAAATGGTAAAATAACTTCAATTACTATTACTTCAGCTGGATTAAATTATACTCAAGCTGTTGCAGTGGTTACAGGAGGAGGCGGAACTGGAGCAGTAATTGTCCCAATTTTAACTGGAAATACAGTTAAATTAAGAAGTTATTATTATGTTAATAATATAAAAACGGTAGTTCAAGATAATATAGGTCTAATTAATTATACGACAGGAGAAATTAGCATAAATAATTTTAATCCATATAATATAAATAATGTATTAGGGTATTTCTCAATTTCCGCGATTCCAGAATCTACGATATTTTCTTCTACAAAAGATAAAATAATAACGTTAGATGTTATGGATGATACGTCAATAATTACTAATATACAATCTAAAATTTAATGTCAACAAAATATTCTACAATTTTTGCTTCTAAACTTCCTGCATTTATTGCAGATGATCCTGCATACTCAAGATTTGTTCAATTTTTTGAAGCATATTATGAATGGTTTGATGATACGTATGATATTTATGGTCTTGATGGTAAATTAGATATTGATTCTGGATTTGAACAATTTTACCCGTATTTTGCTCAAGACTTTTTACCGTATTTCCCTGATATAGATACAATTGCTGCAGATAAAGTAAAATTAATAAAAATAGTTAAAGAGTTATACAAAACTAAAGGTATTCCTGATTCTTTTAAATTTTTATTTAGAGCATTATTTAATGCTCATGCAGATGTATATTCAACTAGTCAATTTATATTACGACCTAGTTATGGTAGATGGTTAGTTCCAAAATCTATAAAAATTAAATCCACGGATTCAGATTTTTTAAAAATTAATAATTTTAAAGTTTTCGGTGAAACTTCTAAATCTATTGCAGTTATAGAACAAAGTAAAGTTAACGGAAAATTTATACAGATTTATTTATCTGATATTAGAAGATTGTTTATTTCCGGTGAAGTTATTACAATATTAGATTATGATAATAATCCTGTGTATTTTTTAAATGGCGAATATATTCCCTATAGCAAAAATTTACCTGTTACTGCAAAAAAATTAACATCAAAAATTATTGGTTCTCTTTCTAATGTTGATATAGTTTCAACTAGAAGGGGGGCGTATTATAAAGTAGGCGATCCTGTAGTTTTTACTAGTGGACTTAATACTCAACTAGTTAATCCAATTGGAGCTAAAGCAATAGTTTCTGAAACTACAACTGGACAAATTCAAGATGTTGTTGTTACTAATGGCGGATATGGCTATAGAGTTTCGCCTAATTCAAGTATAAGTGTTCCTAATGATACTTCAGGAAAAGCTGATTGCCGCGTTTCTGTTATTGATGGATCAAAAGGTTCTAATGTTGCATATATTTCAAATGATTGTATTGAAAATCAATTATATGTAAATATCGGGAATTCTAATTACAATTTTTCTAGCACAGCAAATGCAAATACAATATTAAGCAATTTTTTAAATTTTGTTGAATTTCCAACATACCCTATTACCGCAATAACTGTGGTTAATGGTGGCGGTGGGTTTGACGCAGAGCCAATTTTAACTGTTGAATCAACATTTGCAGCAAATACAAATATTCAAACTTATTCTCAAAATTTAAAAGATCTTGGAATTCTAGCTTCTATTGAAATTATTAATCCTGGACATGGATATACTGTACATGACTCCATAACAATTTCTGGCGGAGATGGTAATTTTGCGTTTGCAAAAATTAATTCAGTTAATACATCTACAGGTGCAATAACTAGTGTTGGTTATTATTATAATGCAAATACTCCTTATGGATTAGGAGGAATGGGTTATACCAACACAAATTTACCAACAGTAAATGTTAATACATCTACAGGCGCAAATGCTGTATTAACAATACCTGCAATATTAGGAACTGGCGTTGAATATACCGTTGATACTGATAAAATTGGAGCTATTACCAAAATAACACTAACAGAAAACGGTGAAGATTATATAACTGCTCCTAATGTATCTTTAAGGGTTCAAGATATAGTTATATCTGGAATAGATATCCCTAGTGAAATTGATACAACAAATTCAATTTTATATCAAGGAAATTATGCTTTACCGACATTTATTAGTAATGTTAATTCAGTTGAATCTGTATATTATAATCCATTAACTTCAGAAAAATTATTTTCTATTAGAGTTTATGATTATATTGGAACTATATCTGCAAATAATTCTGTATTATATGTGTATAATATTGATAAAAATCAAACAATTGAATTAGTGCTACAAGAAAATTATACAGATACCAAATTCACTAAGGGTATAAAAATATATGGTGATGGTTCTGCTAAAGCAACAGCTAAATTTTTAAATGGGCTAATAGAGGATTCAGGAAGATATTTAAATAATGACGGACAACTTTCTTCATACTCAGTAGTTCAAAGTGACATTTATAACCTATCAACATATGTTATTGCAACTGAAAAAAGTTATGATTCTTATAAAAATATATTAGACAATTTAATGCACCCAATTGGTAGTAGATTAGTTACTAAAAATTTATTAAAATCAAATGCATCATATACTTTTTCGCAAAATTCTTCTGTTAATATGGGAACCACATTAGCCAATGTTAGTTCATTGCTAATTCAAAATGTAAATTCGTATTATACCAATACAGTACAAATTATTACCGATTTAGATATCGATACAATTTTTACAGTTAATACACATATTTATATTTCTGGTCCTACTAACCTTAATGTTTATTCAACAATTGCCAATATTAATATTGATAGCAATTTATTAACTCTTACTGATTTCGTTCAATATAAATTTCCTAATGTTTATAGCGGTTTTACTCAAGGAAATACTATAATACTAACAAATGGTAATAATTATAACATTGATAAATATTCTGTAAATACATTTATTCGCGTAGGAGACGCAATTTCTACTCCAAATAATAGCCCACAAGAAATTATTAATATTGCAAATAATATAATTTATTTTACAAATCAATTAAATTTAAGCGGTAATACTTCAAATTCAGCATATATTACTGTGATTAAAGAATTATTATCAAATACTATTACAACTTATACAACGGTGTAAATATGAGTCAAGGTTTAATTCCTTATTCTGCTTTTTCTAAAGAAATTTTAAAATATTATTATTCTCCAGATTTAATTTTAAAAAACACAGGAGAAGATTTTTTAAATTTATATTGTTTTATCGCAAAAGTTGATGCATGGGCTAACGAAGAAAGTCCACCTTTGCCTGAAAATTCAGATTATTATCTAAAAAACATATATAAAAATTTAATAGCCGTTAAAAAAATAAATTCTAACGATATTTGCCCTGTAATAAAAAGAATTGATTGGAAAACAGGAATAACTTATGGACAATATTCTTCTAATAGAATAGGTGAAATTAATTATTATGTAAGAAATTCGTATGATCAAATATTTAAATGTTTATATAATGGAGAATCCATAAATAATGTAAATGGTATTCCGTCAACAATTGAACCAATAATAGATTATACTGTTAATTTTACAAATAATATTATTTTTACTGGCGATGGATATAAATGGAAATATCTATACACAATAGATCCTGGAGCAAAATTAAAGTTTTTTGATGAAAATTGGATTCCATTGCCTGTTGTTGGGCATAGAAAGTCTTTATCAACAAGCACAGTTGGATCTGGAGATATTTCAGTTATAAACATTTATGATACTGGGTCGAATTATATTGATGATATTGGTAATAGTACAACAACAACCATACAAATAGACGGCGATGGCGTTGGAGCTACAGCAACAGCAATTATATCAGGTAATGTGTTAACTAAAATATTAGTTACCAACTCAGGAAATAATTACACTTATGCTAGCGCCAATATATCGCCGAATTTTGGTTACACTGGTAACGGAGCAATATTAATTCCTGAAGTTTCCCCCGTTGGCGGTCATGGATATGACCTAATTTCTGAATTGGGATGTAAAACTATAATAATTACTTCAGAATTTAATAAAGATGAAGGAATTACATTACCAACAGATATAGATTATAGACAGATTGGATTAATATCTAATCCAGAAATAACTATTGGAACAACAACGCAATTTGCGAATTCTAGTATTTATCGCCCTACCCATGACGTTACCGTAGCACAAGGTTCTGGAGAATATGTTCAAGATGAAATAGTATATCAAGGTTCATTGTCTAATCCAACATATTCTGGAATGGTTTTAAATTTTGATTCGACAAATAATTTATTATACCTTATAAATACTTATGGAACGATAACTACAAATCAACCATTATATGGCGATACATCAAAACTTATTCGTTTGGCATTACAAGAAACGATTGAACAATTGATACCATATACTGGAAATATTTTATATATTGAAAATAGAAAGAAAATACAAAGAAATTCTTCTGGATTAGAACAATTTAGATTAACACTTAATTATTAAGGTTTAAAAGGCATGTTAAATTTCAATACAAAACCATATTATGATGATTTTAACGAAGATAAAAATTTTCATAAAATTTTATTTAAACCTGGAGTCGCAGTTCAAGCAAGAGAATTGACGCAAATGCAATCAATATTGCAAGATCAAATCGGTAAATTTGGTAAATTTGTTTTATCCGATGGTTCTATTGTTAGTGGCGGAAATTATTCTATAGATACAAATGTTAAATCTTTAAATTTAGCTAATGAAGGTAATATTGCTACTGATATCGTAAATTTTTCCGGTATGTATGTTGTTGGAGAAACTTCTAGATGTATTAGTTTAATTACTTCTATTGATGTATTAAATTATTATCTTGTAGTAAAATCTGTACAGAACGCGCAAAATAATTATATTCAAAATGAAGTATTAAACATCTTTTCTAGAAAAGATGTTGCTTTCCAATATATTCAAGATAGTACAATATTACCAGATTATACAGCTAAATTAAATCTAGATGTAATAACAACCATTAATAACTGCTATGGTTCCATAAATTCTACTGAATTTACCATTAATTCGTCAATCGTTGACGTTGGTGATGTAATTACAGCAGAAGTTGATAATTATTTAGTTAATTATATTGTAACTGATGTTAAATCAAATTCTATAGTCTCTGTAGATAAACAATTAACTACAGATTATACTAACGTTCCAGTAAAGATATCAAAATTTGCATCAAGAATTGTATTAGAAGTAAATGTAGATACTGGAGTATATTTTACAAATAATACTTTTGTAAAATCTTTACCGCAATCTATAGTCCCAAATAGTAAAACTCAATTCCCATCGTGTGTTATTGGATTTGAAGTTATAGAATCTATGGTAGATTTTATAGACGATACTTCATTATTAGATCCAGCGCAAGGTTCATATAATTATACAGCTCCAGGGGCTGATAGGTATAAAATTTATTTAAATTTAGTATCAAAACCATTGTTTGCTGGATCAATAAATCCAACAGACATAACAACAACTAAATTTATTGAATTATTAAGAATAAAAGGTGGTATTGTTATTTCAGACAACACGGATCCAACTTTAGGGGATTTAGAAAATGTTTTGGCTAAACAATTATATGATCATGCCGGAAATTTTATTGTTTCCCCATTTACATTATCATTTAACAATTCTAAATTTACAAACGAAGAAACGAAATTAAATTGCAGCGTTTCTTCAGGGAAAGCTTATGTATTTGGTTATCCAATAGATTCTAAATTTCCTACTAATATTGTAGTAGATAAAACTAGAGAAACAGCAAATTCAGGTTCAAAAATATCAAATTCATATTATGGAAATAGTATAAGAATTAAAGATTTAAGCGGACTAATGCTTGCTCCTACATTAGGAGCAAAAGTAGGATTATATTCTACAGTAAAAGGTGCCGCAACTCCAGTATTATTAGGATATGCATTTGTAAGAAATATTGATTATACAACAACAAATGAATATGGGTTATATTTATATAATTTTACAATCCCTAAATCTGATATAGTAAATATAAAATCAGTATTAGCAATGGGGACAACAGGATTTTCTGCTAATACAGTATTAAATAATTCTGCACAAACAGTTTTAACAGATCCTACATTTGATAAATTAATATTTAAATTAGAATACACAAACCCTTCTTCTGTAAATATTACTAGCACAACATTAGATTTATTTAAAACATTATCGGTAACATCTAATGTTGCTACAATTTCAACAGATTCCGTTTTTAAACAATTTCCTGTTGGAGTATCGGCATCATTATCAACCGAAGATAAAAATCAAAACTTTATCATTGTTACTAAATCTAATAGCGGAGCATATTCTGCCGGGCAATTTGTTGATTTATTAGAAGTTACTATTGAAACTAAAGCTATTAGCGGTGGATATCAAGCTATAATTACATTTAATAATGGATATTCTGGCCAAATTGATGTAAAATATTCAATTAATTATTCTTCTCCTCAACAAAAAATTAAAACTTTACATCTTGATCAAGTAGTTAAAGTAAATGCTTCAGTATTACCAACTAGTATTGGATATTCGGATATTGCTAGATTTAAAAGTATATTTAAAACTTCAAATTCCGCCGACACAACATATGCCGGAGATTGGGGCAGCGGAGTAATTTATACGAAAAATGATGTGGTCAGGCAAGGACGTAATATATTTGTATCTACGCAAGATTCTAATGTTGGAAATATACCGTCTTCTTCGTCAGGATATTGGAATATATTACAAAATGTTTCGTCTAGATATAAAGTAAATACTGGACAAACAGAATATTTATATGATTTTGGCTATATTTCAGCAAAAAGCACTGCTGATACTGGAAGCGTTTTTGTATTATTTGATTATTATACGCACTCAACGGATGGAGAATATATTGCATTTGACTCTTATCCTGTTACATATAATAAAATACCACGAGTAACTATTAATAATACAGAATATGCGTTAAAAGATTATATTGATTTTAGACCTCGTAGAAAAAATTCAACTAACATAGATAATATTGAATTTGATGATTATAGAATTCCATCATCAGTTACAGATTCAAATTTAACATATAATATGTCATATTATCTTGGTAGAACTGATAAATTAGTTTTAACTAAAGAAAAACAATTATCTTGGTTAAAAGGCGTATCTTCGTATAAAAATTGGATTCCACCAAAAGATTTGTCTGATGCAATGACTATTGCAACAATAGATTTTGAACCATATTGTTCTGATATTACTTCTATACGAATTAAATATGCAAAACACCGTAGATATACAATGGATGATATTGGTAATTTAGAAACTAGATTACAAAATGTTGAATATTATACTGCATTAAATATAGCAGAAAAAGCTACATTAGCAACAAATATTAATGACCAATATGGAGCAAGATTAAAAAACGGATTTATTGTTGATTCGTTTACTAATTTTAATATTGTTGATTTATCAGCAAATTTTAGAAATATTTGTATAGATTTAGAAAATAATTTAGCACGCCCATCTTTTGGTAAAGGCGAATTTAAGTTATATCCATTTTTCGTTACAGGAGAAGCTAAATTAACAAGAAAATCAAATTTAATTTCGTTCAACTATACTGAATTTCCAATTACAGTTCAAAATCAAGCAACTTCATGGACTAGAGTTAATCAATTTGATGTAATTGCATATAACGGGGATTTAGTTTTAGAACCGCAAAGAAGCGTATTTGTTGAAGAAGCTGGAGTAACATATAATATTACTAACGATACAGCTGATCTTATGAATGCTTCTGAAATTCCAGGATTAGTTTATAATGATTGGAATACATATTTTTCTGCTCATCCATATATTGCGGATCCTACTGCATCAAGCATAGCTGTAAGCTATAATAATGTAAATTATGATATTAAAACAGTTCTTGATGTAACCAAAACGGCAAAAATTGACGTTTTAGCGCAAAATATAATACCTAAATCAAAATCTACTAGTATTAAATTTACTGCAACTGGTTTAGCGCCATATACGCGAATGTTTGTATATGTTAATGGGCGTTTAATGAATGCAGCAGTAATACCAGATAAAAATCCATTAGGGCTTATAACTGGAATTAATCTTGTTAACCCAGGAAGTGGATACAGTAGTTCTGGAGTAACTGCGACTCTTTCTGCTACAGCAAATACTATAGCGCAATTTAATGCTTCTGTTGTAGGTGGATCTATTGAATATGTTACTATAAGCAATCCAGGAAAAGGTTATTCTATAACCGAAGATAAATTGCTCACAATTACTGGAGCAAATACAAATACTGCAATAATTCAAGCAAAAACAACTCCTGTTAAAGGGATGACTTTATATTCAAATAAATCTGGAACATGTTCTGGAATAATAGAACTAACTAATGACTTGATAAGTTTTGATGCAGGAGACCTATTAGTTTCAATAGTAGATACTCCGCATTATAATATATCTAAAGCAATGTCTGTATCTAATGGAACTTTTTATGCAAAAACAAATTATTATCAAACTATTATAGATTCTATTAGAAAACCATATATTTCTAAAACAGGAAATATAAATCCAGCTCTACCAGACCAAACTGCTGGAATAATTGTCCCGATAACTGTAGATTATAAAGTTGTTGATTATAGTTTAGATTATGAAACAATAAAATCTGGCTATCTTACAATTCCAGTATCTTTAAATAAACAACCAAATACAACTGTTACTGTTTCTGTTTTGCTTAATGCATCAGAAGATATGTCATCAAATGCATCAATATCGGCGGATCATTCTACATTAACATACACAACAACTAATTGGTCTACTCCACAAAATTTAACTATAACATATAATTTAGGCGATAGAATCCAAGTTACTGATAATATTGCAAATACATTTCTTGATAATAATTTACCATCTCGTATTGAATTTTATTCTACTTCTTCTGATCCGCAATATAATTATGGTGGAACATCAATACCATTAAGATCTTGGTTAATGAGATCTCAACCAAAAGGTGTTACGTCAACTCATTTAGTTCCATACAAAAAATTTGATCCAAATGTAGGTCCAGCTGCAGAAACTACGCCATTTATTTCGGTTTCTCCTGTGTCAGTATCAAATGTTGCTGGACAATCATTTTTTACGGTATCATATGGCGGAGGAAATGATATTGGATGGTGGACTGATTCAACATCTACATATCCATTAAAATTTACAGCAAATGTTGCAAATACAAATATAACGCAAGTAACGCATTCTATATACGAAGATTATGAAACTTCAGATATAATTTCTGATAATGAGAGAACTATATTAAAGTCTGATCAAGAAATATTAAAGTTTACATATTGGCTTACAGGTATAGCTCAAGGAAATACAACTGTTACAGTTAAAACTCAATCATCTAATCCAAATTGGAATAACCTTACTGCAACGTCTCCTATTAATGTTGGACCAGAATTATTAACACCATTACCTGCAATTTTTTCTCATCAAAATGCAGAATTAACGTCAACTAATGGAGTTATTTTAAATGCTCCTAGAATTACAACTTCTCTTGGAACAACACAAGTTATTGACGTATCATTAACTAGACGTCCAAATTCAAATGTTATTATAACGGCAACTTCAGATAATGAAGTTGGAGGCGGTATAATTTATCAAGTTTCTGAGGATGGATTAACTGCAGTTTCATCGAATACAATAGTATTTACTCCAGGTCGATGGAACATAATGAAAACTGTTATTGTTAAAGGCGTAGCTGATGCCAATTTACACCATGAAGCAATTACAGATTATAATATTACATTAACTTCATCTTGCGCTAATACTGAATGGAATAATTTAACAACTGTAGTTCCAATGAAAAATAAAGATTCAGGGAATACTATAAATGTTATTTGGCCAACTGTTAGCATTTCTACTTATGCGTATAAAACAGAATATAATAATCATAGACAAGATGCTCTATTTTTTATTAAATTAGAATCTCCTCCAGTTGATGGAAATGTAATAGTTACTATGTCTTCATCAGACCCAGTTAAAGGGGGAACAGTATATCCTCCTGAAAAAAATAGTATAACATTAACTTCACAAAATTGGAATTGGGGTAATAATGTTCTTTCGATGACAGGAGCTCAACTTCCAGGATATACAATATCTTCATACAAAGCAGTTTTTGATTATACTGGAGGAGTTAGCCCAAGAGATGCTAATCATGCTGAATTTGAATTATTAAATGGGTTAACATATATTCCACCTGAACCAGTTCCGTATATTTATTATCCAGATCCAGATCCAACACCTACTCCAACACCTACTCCAACACCTACTCCAACACCTACTCCAACGCCTGGACCTGGACCAACGCCTACTCCAACGCCTACTCCAACGCCTACTCCAACGCCTACTCCAACGCCTACTGAAATAGTAACAGTATGCGAATTACCAACTCTCAGAACTACAACAAAAACTGAGGTAATATATGTAGCTGAACATGTTCCGAAACCTGCTATTAGTTTAAATGTAACAGGAGCAACTGTATCTGACGTAACGCAATTATCTAATGGAACTTGGGTAGCAAAGTTAGAATATGGAGTTACATCTGTAGTTCAAAAAGGAAAGGGCGGAAGTTTAGAAGCTGAAAGCGGAGCAGGATATTTTGGAGGAAGCGGAACATGTTCAGTTGAAATTATTGATGCAAATGGAATAACTGATGTTACTAGCGCTACAATAAAAGTTGTAGATGCAGGAACTCCTCTTGACAAGTATACTAATGCCCGAGGAATGAAGTTTTATGGTGACGTTAACGCATCAGTTGATCCAATAACAAAAACTGTAGCAACAGGAGCTGTAACAGATACTGAAGTGATTCCTGCGTCATTTTATGTAAGTTCACAAATAGCTACGAAAAATACACTTTTAACAAAAGAAGTTACTGGCTCTGACAAATATACAGCAGGAGCAGTGGCAACAACGCCAGTTTATACATATATTGAGATTTCAGGCGTAGGAGCAGATTTAAATAAAGCTACAACAAATCAAATTACTACAACAAAAACCACCACAGAACTTGTTTTTGGCGGAACAGTACTTGAGTCAACAGTAGCTACAGAAGTTAAAAAAGATGAAGTTCCTGTTACTTTAAATCCAGCTGCAACTAATTCTGTTACTACTTTAGCAGCTGAACAACAAGCAGATGCTGCTAAATCACTAGCTTTAATGGGTCCAGTTTACAGCGTTAGTTCTGCTCCTCCACTAGTAACAAATTTGGGTTTACAAACTGTAACTGGAGTAGTCGGAGTAGCCGTAACTCCTGGATTGGGAGTTTTAGCTCCAAATTATCAACCAATGGGTCCATTCTTAACCGAAGTATCGCCTCCAGCTGTAGCAGATAAACCTCAAGCTATTACAGTTGGTTGGTTTACTGCTTTTGGTTATACCAGCGAAGAAGAAGCGTTCGAAAACTGGGAGTATTCTTCAAATTGATTCACATAAATAGAAGGTTTTATGGCAACACAAGATAAAGGGTTAATTCACGCGTATGTTACAAATAAATTTGTAACATCGCCTTATATAAAAGAAAGAAAATATCCGGATCCTAATGCAGATATAAAATATTACCCAGAGGAAATTAGTTATTGGGTTAACCAAATAACTAATTCCAACTGGGAATTAAGTGTATTTGATTCTGAATTTGATGCAACATATTCAATAGATCATGATAGATCATTAACTAATGCAGCAAGTTTTTATAATGATTATATTGGACAAACATTTTTAATTGATGGGAAATCATATCCTAAAGGGATGTTTTTATCAAAAATAACAATATTTGTTCGTCAAGAATCTCCAAACGAAACGATAACTCTTGACGTTAGGCCATTGGTAAATGGAGTTCCTGGAGATCCTATTCCAATGTCAAAAGTTGTAGTAGAACAAACTACTGAAGAACCACAAACACATGAATGGAACCCAAATTCTGACCCTACAAGTCAATTTTCTAAATTGGATTTTACATTCGATTTTCCTATATATCTTTCTGCTGGGTATTATTGCTTTACATTAAAAACTAATTCATTTAATTTTTCTGTTTTTATATCTGAAAATGGTATAGCAGCTTTAAACTCTGATAAAGTAGTTGTTAATCCTTATTTAGGCGATTTTATTTATTCCAATCAAGGAACTTCATGGGTTGTTGATCCGACTAAAGATATGTGTTTTATTTTATATCAAGCAGTTTTTGATGTTGGCGATGCAACGTTATATCTTAATACTAAAGATAGACCTACTTATGATTTTGATACTGTTACATTAGCAACAGCAGTAAAAGAATTTAGTGAGATATCGTATATAAGCGATTGTCAAGTTGGATCTTATGACTATTATACTGACATTGCAACTCAAGTTCCTGTAATATTAAATAGTAATGTAAATATGCCATCGCATTCCAAAATACACGAAACTGATGGAGTTCCATTTACATTAACATTAAAAAATACAGATAAAAATTTAACTCCGCTTATAGATTTAGATGCTACTGGAGTTAAACTTATTAAAAATCAAATTAACGAATATAGTTTAGCAATATCTGAATCTGAATTAACCGTATCAGAAGGGCAAGCTTATGCTAAATACGTTTCAAAAGCTGTAACATTAAATGAAGATTTTGATGCAGATGGTATAACGTTATATGTTGACGTTAATAAACCAATTGGAACAAGTATTGAAGTATTTTATAGAGTATTAAATAGATACGATAATAATTTAGAATTAAATGAAACAATATGGTATCGATTAACAAAAAAATCCAGCATAACTCCAACATTGCTAGCTTCTGATTATATTGAAGAACTGTATGAAGATTTAAATATATCATATTCCGGAGTAAATGGAGTACGATATGATTCGTTTAATAGATTACAAGTTAAAATTGTAATGTATTCTGAAGATAAAGCAAAAGTCCCATCTATTAAAAATTTAAGAGTTATTGCTACTGTATAATATGGAAAAACTAAAAGTTAAAGATGTTCCAGGTTGGGTCAAAGATCCAACCTCTAAGGCTGTATTGAATAACGATAAATCCGCTCTAGAAGCACACAAAGCGAATAGAAGAAAAAATATACTAATAAATAATATGGAAAACGATCTTAATGGCGTAAAAACTGAAATTGAAGAATTAAAATTAGACATTAAAGATATTAAAGATATTTTACTACAGTTTATAAATTCTAAAACTGGATTATAAATATTGTTGTAAAAATTTATTTTAAGGGAATAACAAGTGGCTATATCACCGATTACATATTCTAATACATTTTCTCACTGGATGATAACAACAAATCAACTAGTGACAAATATGAACAACCTTCTTACCGGAGATTTCTTTAAAAATCTCGGAACATTATATTTAAATTCTCCTAATACTGGTTTATATGTAGCCAATTCTTCTATTTTCGGAGGTAATGTTTCAATCTCAGGAACTTCAGGAAACCTTGTCGATATACAAAGCCCAACAATAATGTATGATACGCTTAGTATTTTTAAAAATATAAGTATATCCGCATCAGGAAGTATTACTAGTAATACAGTTATTTCTTCTAATAATCTAATTTCGCAAACAGCCAAAGTAAATACTTCTTTTGTTGCTGCTAATTCTATTAATTTATCCGGATTAATTTTAATTTCTGGAAATACAATTTTATCTGGAAATACCTATTTAACTAACAATACCTATTTAACTGGGCTAATTACTACTTCTGGCATTACACGATTATCTGGAAATACTAGTTTAGCTGGTAATACATATGCTTCTGGTAACACATATCTTTCTGATAAAACTTATTTAAATGGCTTAGTATCTGCTTCTGGTAACATAACATTAGCTGGCAATACAAGTTTAGATGGAACTATTTCTACTTCTGGTAATACCAGTTTAACCGGAAATACATATGCTTCGGGTAATGTATATTTATCTGGAATTATTTCTACTTCTGGAAATACAAGTTTAACCGGAAATACATATGCTTCGGGTAATGTATATTTATCGGGAACTATTTCTACATCAGGTAATACGAGTTTAGCGGGTAATACGGTTGTAAATGGAAAAATTAATTTATCTGGAAATACTAGTTTAGCTGGTAATACATATGCTTCTGGTAACACATATCTTTCTGATAAAACTTATTTAAATGGCTTAGTATCTGCTTCTGGTAACATAACATTAGCTGGTAATACAAGTTTAACTGGAAACACAACATTATCAGGAACTATTTCTACTTCTGGTAATACCAGTTTAACCGGAAATACATATGCTTCGGGTAATGTGTATTTATCAGGAACTATTTCTACTTCTGGAAATACAACATTAGCTGGTAATACAAATCTATCTGGATTAGTATCTATTTCAGGTAATACAACATTAGCTGGAAATACTAATTTAACAGGTAACACAACTTTATCTGGAATTATTTCTACTTCTGGTAATACAAGTTTAACCGGAAATACATATGCTTCGGGTAATGTATATTTATCGGGAACTATTTCTACATCAGGTAATACAAGCTTAACCGGAAGAACTAGTTTAAGCGGAAATACAACGTTATCTGGTAATACAAGTTTAACAGGAAACACAACATTATCAGGAACTATTTCTGCTTTATTGACTGGAAATACAAGTTTAACTGGAAATACTAGTTTATCTGGAAATACATATGCTTCGGGTAACGTGTATTTATCAGGAACTATTTCTACTTCTGGTAATACAACTTTATCTGGAAACACAAATCTATCCGGTAATACTATCTTAATCGGATTAGTATCTGTTTCTGGAAATACAAGTTTAACAGGGAATACAACATTATCAGGAACTATTTCTACTTCTGGGGACACAACATTAGCTGGTAATACAAGTTTAACTGGAACTATTTCTACTTCTGGGAATACAACATTAGCTGGTAATACAAGTTTAACAGGAAATACAGCATTATTAGGATCTATTTCCGCTTCCGGTAATACAACTTTATCTGGTAATACAAGTTTAACAGGAAACACAACATTATCAGGAACTATTTCTGCTTTATTGATTGGTAATACAAGTTTAATAGGTAACACAACTTTAACCGGAACTATTTCTACTTCTGGAAATACTAGTTTAACTGGAAATACAACATTATCAGGAACTATTTCTACTTCTGGTAATACAACATTAGCTGGTAATACAAGTTTAACTGGAAACACATATGCTTCTGGTAATACAACATTAGCTGGTAATACAAGTTTAACCGGAACTATTTCTACTTCTGGAAATACATATTTAAACGATAACACATATTTATCTGGAAATATTGTATTTTATAATACAATTAAATCAACAAATGCAAATTCAATTTTCACAGATGGATCAATTGTTTCTAATACAAGTATTTCAAGTTCAAATATATTTACTAATATTTTAAAAGTAAATAATACAATTTTTGCGACTAATGCTTCTATAGATACACTATCAACGTCAAATCTATATGTTACTGGAACATTTATAAACTATGGAGCGACGGTAACAGATTCAAGCCAGTATATATTCCAATCCAATACAGGCTCAACTATTACTGGAAATACGGAAATTATAGTAAATAGATCAGTAGATAGTGGAGCTAATGCTATATTTAGATGGTATAATGCAGGAAAAGAATGGCAATTAAGAGATGTTGATAATCCAACTGTATTTAATAAAATAACAACAAAGAATGAATTAGATGGAGCTAATACATTCTTATATGATTATATTAATAATAAAATTAATAATAATATTTCATTTGGTAGTGATGTTGTTATTTCTGGAAGTTTAACTGTAAATGGACCAACAACAACTTTAAATACAAATACATTATCAATTGATGATAAAAATATAACTTTAGGCGATGTAGTAGCTATTGCTAATATACAATTATATGCGACTTCTACATCAAATGCAACAGTACTAATATCTGGCTCAAATACTGTTGTTGGGTTGATTCCAGGCATGACTATTGTAAAAATAAATGCAGGTACTGGTTCTCCAGCAGGTGGCGCAACTATTTTATCTATTGATTCTGCTAACAATAAATTAACATTAAGTGGAAATAGTCAAATTCCAGGAGCATTTGATGCTAGTATTAGTGCTGCTTCTGATAATACAGCTAATGGCGGTGGTATTACCATTAAAGGAACAACTGACAAAACTCTTAACTGGGTTGGTGGAACTGCTAATGCGTGGACTAGTTCAGAAAATATTGCATTAAATAGCGGAAAAATTATAACTCTAAATGGTTCTTCTAGTGGATATATTAATATTCAAACAAATGCAGTTGCAAATAATGCGACATTAACTTTACCTGGAAATACCGGAACATTAATTTCTACTGGCGATAGCAACACAGTTACGTCTTCAATGATTTCTGGAAGAACTGGAACAGGAAGTACTGTTGTATTAGCAAGTAATGCGTTATTAACTACTCCTAGTTTTTCGGTTGCAAATGGTACTGCACCTTTTTCTGTTGTATCTAATACTAACGTATCAAACCTTAATGCAGATTTACTTGATGGACAGCATGGAACATACTTTACAGATTTAAGTAGTTCTGCGTTTACTAAAGCTAATACTGGAGTAACAGTTGCCCAAGCAGCGTTTGCTGCTGCTAATACAGGTTTAGTAGCTCAAGCTGCATTTGGTCAAGCTAACTCTGCTTACACTCAAGCTAATACTGGAGTAACAATTAGTCAAGCTGCATTTGGTCAAGCTAATACTGGAGTAACAATTAGTCAAGCTGCATTTGCTAGAGCAAATACAGAAACTATAGGTCAAGCTGCATTTGGTCAAGCTAATACTGGAGTAACAATTGGTCAAGCTGCATTTGCTAGAGCAAATACAGAAACTATAGGTCAAGCTGCATTTGGTCAAGCTAATACTGGAGTAACAATTAGTCAAGCTGCATTTGGTCAAGCTAATACTGGAGTAACAATTAGTCAAGCTGCATTTGCTAGAGCAAATACAGAAACTATAGGTCAAGCTGCATTTGGTCAAGCTAATACTGGAGTAACAATTGGTCAAGCTGCATTTGCTAGAGCAAATACAGAAACTATAGGTCAAGCTGCATTTGGTCAAGCTAATACTGGAGTAACAGTTGCCAAAGCAGCGTTTGCTGCTGCTAATACAGGTTTAGTAGCTCAAGCTGCATTCGGTCAAGCTAACTCTGCTTACACTCAAGCTAATACTGGAGTAACAGTTGCCAAAGCAGCGTTTGCTGCTGCTAATACAGGTTTAGTAGCTCAAGCTGCATTCGGTCAGGCTAACTCTGCTTACGCTCAAGCCAATACTGGAGTATCAAATGCTATTACACAATATTCTATCCACGGTGGCGGAACAGTAACAACTGCGCTTAGTACAATTTTATGGTCAGGCAACATTACAATTTATCCAGTTGATAAATTTGTATTTACTGATGGGATTTATTATCTTTATTATATACAATGCCCAACTTCTGGAACAATTCCATATTATAATGCAAATAATATTACAACAACTGTTACATGTACTGCAGCCGGAATACCTTTAGGTACAAATGAAGCGCTTTATTATAGAGTTCCATTTTACCAGACTAATGAATATGACCAAAATAGATTTACTGTTGTAAGTTATGCTAACGAAACTTGGTCTCCTGAAGCTGGATGGCTTTTAATTGCTGTAAGAAGTAACGATAATTCATTTAAATGGCTTCCAGGGCAAATAAATATTCCACCAAATAGCACTTATACGTCAAGTACTGGAATAGCTAGTTGGGTAGAGCCAATTGGCCGAGCTGCATTTGCTAAAGCTAATACTGGCGGAGTATCAATTACAAATGATACTACAACCAATTATAACTATAATATATTATTGGCTAATGGTTCTTCCGGTTCAATACAAACAGCAAATACTTCCAGTACAAAATTATATTTTAATGCCAGTACTGGAACTTTATATTCAACTATATTCCAATCGTTATCCGACAAAACAGTAAAAAATAATATTATACAAATTTCTAATGGTTTATCTAAAATTAATGAAATTGATGGCGTAGAATTCAAATGGAATGATAATGATAAACCGAGCGCTGGCGTTATAGCTCAACAATTAGAAAAAATATTACCAGCATTAGTAGACACGAATAATGATGGATTAAAAAGTGTAAATTATTCGGGTATAATTGGATATTTAATTGAAGCTGTTAAAGAATTAACTGCAAGAGTTGAACAGTTGGAGAATAAATAATGTCTGGATTTAATACGGCATCGGAAGGAGATTTTGATCGAGTTTTTATGACGACAACGGATTTAATTGATCAGTTTGTCGGGGAACAATTATGGACTTGGGGCTATAATGGCGATGGTCAATTAGGAGATAATACAACTGTTAATAAATCAATTCCAGTAACAACTGTTGGGGGTGGAATTAATTGGAGCCAAGTTTCTTGCGGAGCGTTGTACACAGCAGCAATAAAAACAAATGGAACATTATGGACTTGGGGATACAATGGCGATGGCCAGATAGGCGATAATACCGTTGTTAATAAATCAAGTCCGGTGACTACTGTTGTAGGCGGAACTAATTGGAAACAAGTTTCGTGCGGAAATTCTCATACAGCAGCAATTAAAACAGATGGAACATTATGGACTTGGGGTCGGGATAACTATGGTCAATTAGGAGATAATACAACTGTCAATAAATCCAGTCCGGTGACTACTGTTGGAGGCGGAACTAACTGGAAACAAGTTGCATGTGGAGGCTATCATACAGCAGCAATAAAAACAAATGGAACATTATGGACTTGGGGAAAAAATTTAGATGGCCAGATAGGCGATAATACCGTTGTTAATAAATCAAGTCCGGTGACTACTGTTGGAGGCGGAACTAACTGGAAACAAGTTGCTTGTGGTTTTACTCATTCAGCAGCAATTAAAACAGATGGAACATTATGGACTTGGGGTCGGGATAACTATGGCCAATTAGGCGATAATACAACTGTCAATAAATCCAGTCCGGTGACTACTGTTGGAGGCGGAACTAACTGGAAACAAGTTGCATGTGGAGGCTATCATACAGCAGCAATAAAAACAAATGGAACATTATGGACTTGGGGAAATAATTATTATGGCCAACTTGGTGATGGATTAGGAGTTTACCCTGCAAGTAAAATGAGTCCAGTAACAACTGCTGGAGGTGGAACTAACTGGAAACAAGTAGCTTGTTGTTTTGCTGATTCAGCAGCAATAAAAACAGATGGAACATTATGGACTTGGGGGGTAAATAATTATGGCCAATCAGGAGATAATACAACTGCCAGAAATTTAAGTCCGGTAACAACTGTTGGAGGCGGAACTAACTGGAAGCAAGTAGCTTGCGGCGATAATAATACAGCAGCAATAGGATATTAAAAATGACATCATATGTTTTAGCAAATAATAATCATGTACTTAATGGACCAAGAGCTTGGAATTACCGATCTTTTGAATCAACTCTCGAGGAAGATTTAGAAATAGAATACAAACTTCCATTAACCAAAACTGATGAAGAAATAATTACAATAGACGAAAATACCCATATTTATCCTGCAAGATATGAATATCCAGCTTATAATCAAAAAACTGAATATTTGCATGGACCATTCTGGGATTTCTCAACTGGAACTGCTATTGGTACTTTTGAAATTTTACCAATTCAAATTGAATTTATTAAACAAAGCTTAAAACAAAAAGTAGCAGCGAATCGTTATATAAAAGAAAATGCAGGAACAAAAATAACAATTCAAGATACAGAAGTTTCAATTGACACCAGTAGAGATAATAGAAATATATTTGTACAAAAATATCTATTAATGAATGATACCGATACGATTCAATGGAAATTTCCAGAAACATGGTTAACATTATCTAAACAAGAATTAGGGTTAGTTGTAACGGCTGCAGATGCTTATATTCAGGCTCAATTTGATTGGGAAGTTACGAAAGGAATCGAAATAGATTCAAAAACTACAGCTGAAGAATTGAATTTAGTAGATATCGGCGACCCAGTTCCACCTATACCTGAAATATTAGGAATCTAATATGGCAACATTAGGTTTTACTGATAATGATGGAGCAGATTTGGGGATTAAATATGTTACTAAAGAATACGCTATGGATTGGTACCCATATTTAATCCCAAGTACGAAAGCTCCGCAATTATTGGCTTGTGGGTATAATTCTTGGGGGTCGCTTGGAGACGGGACATCTGCAAATAAATCAAGTTTGGTAACAACTGGTGGAGGCGGAACTAACTGGAAACAAGTCGCAAGC